ACCGCAACCTTGATCTGTGCTGTCAGTTCCTCGTTGACCTCTTCAACCTCTTTGACACGCTCTTCTAGCTGCTCAACAGCACTGTAGTCAACGGTGTCGTAGTCAGCATCATTCCAGTAGTCATAAGAATATTCAGTCATTTCAAGCCTTTCAGTATTGATGATATAAAAGCAAAGCAACCTATCAGTAGTGCGGATGTCATGTGTTCTTCTCCCTTAGTTTGGCTTCAATGGCTCGGATATGTTCTTGACTCGGTTCGTATGGCAGGTTCCACACGATGTCTTTTACCTCCTCATCCGTTAGCCCAACCCATTCACGCTGTTGGCAACAATTCCCACATCTAGGACATTCAAACTCATATTCACGGTCAATCATAGTGCGGCCTCCGTTATCTCATTCATGCGGCCTGTGTGCTTATCGTAGAGAACGGCACAGGCTTTACCAGTCTCTCCGCTGTATCGGTTCTTAATAACCCTGACCCTAGTGGTGTTCCTCTCGATAGGGTCTTCATGCTGTGCTGACCTTTCTAATCCTAACACCATATCGGCTAGTTGTCCAATACTTGCTGAACCCCTTAATTGGGACAGACTAGTGGCTGCGCCTTCTTCATGGCCTTTACCCTCTGGCCTGCGAAGATGAGACACCACAAACAAGGCCACCCCTGTTTCCTGAACAATCATTCGCAGCTTGGTCATAATCTCATCGATGGCTTTGCGCTCATCTCCATGATCCTGAGCAGATACCACGATAGAGACATGGTCTAGCAGAATGTACTTGCAGTCTAGTCCTTTGGCAAAGTATCGAACCCGATTGATGATGTTGTCGATTGCTGTGCTACCGAAGCAGTCATAAAAGAATAGCCTATCAGAGCCGAGGGTCTTATCAAATGCTTCTTTCTTAGCCGATTCTGTTGCCTCAGTCTCTGCCAAGTGCAATGGCTTATTGATCGCTAGCGACATCAGAGACAAGGCAGTCCTCTTAACCGACTCTTCGAGGAACATAATCCCGATATTGTCTTTAGTCTCGCAGAGCAACTGCCATATCACTTCCCTGATAAACTGAGACTTACCAAGGCCAGAGCCGGCAGTAACCACCACCATTTCCTGTTGCCTGATACCGCCTGTCATGCCATTGAGGCCGGCATAAGGATAGTGCGCCTGAGCCTTGGGCAAGGGCTGCATAACCAATTCAAACAACTCAGAGCCAGCAACGATGCCATCGGGCACATAAGTCTCTGCTGCCCACCATGCCTTAACGAAGTCCGCAGATTTGTTGTCCTTAAGATAATCACAGGCATCCTTGTAAGGCTTGGACATTTTCATTATCTTGACCTTAGAACCGAATAGGTCAGCAACGGCTAGAGCCGCCTCTTGACCAGGTTCATCAGCATCAAAGGCAAGCACTACAGTCTCGAATGAATCGATGTACTCGAATTGTGCTTGGCAGTCCTTTACAGCCGACTGTGCCCCATTCTTGATGCTCACCACAGGATAAAGCGAGCCTGTCATCTGAAAAGCAGCTAGAGCATCTAGTTCGCCCTCACAGATTGTCAGGTACTTGCCACCGGCAGGGTAACGATTCTGACCGAACAAGGTAGCCTCTTTAATGTTGCCTTGAGACCTGAATTGCTTGTCTGCAACGGATCTGACCTTGAAAGCTACCTCAGTGCCTCTATCGTCAGTGTAGGGATAATAATGCTCTGTCCCTGTTTGTCTGACACCATAAGCCTCACAGGTGGCTTTGGTAATACCTCGCTCAGGTATGCTGAGGAATTGACCGCTAATGCCCTTTAAAGGCTCTACAACAGGTTTCTGAGTCATCGGTAGTACCTTACCCCTTCCTTGGTCAGAGAAGCCCTCTGAGAGCGTTTTAGAGGCTTTGTGGCACACAAAACAATAAGTGCTGTCATCGGAATAGACTGCCCTACCGTCTGAAGAGCCACAATCAGGGCATTCAGTGTGCCTAACAAACCTGTTTTTAGACTGTATTTGCATTGATCCTAGTCCTTTCCTGAGCCAATTGATCCAATATTGCCAAAAGGGCAACACAAGTACCAGATTCTGGCTTAGTGCGCTTCAAAGCCTCATAGACATCGTTTAACAAAGTCTCAATGTCGGTAGAGCCGTGAGCCAATAGATCAACACAATCAGAAACACAAAACCAATAGATCCGTTCTAAGTCATCATTTTCCATGTAGTCCTACCTTTCTTTATTGTCTCTCTATAGAGTAAAGATTTTAAAATATTCTTTCATAATAGACTATTTAGTCAATATAGTCTTTAATAGCAAGAATCGTGCCAGCTTGCTATCGGGACTGCCAAGGGTCATCGTTACAATCATCAAAACCATCAATGCCCGTCAATGGGTCTAAATCGCTCTCTGTGCCTTCTTCGACTTCATCCATCTCAGACATCAAACTGACATTGCCAACGGCACAGAGGTCGGTTTTAATCGATTTTAGGCACTGTCTACACATAGAGAGATAATCCCGTGTATAAACTGACCTGATTGTAGTCTCATAATCGGTTAAAGCTTCGTTACAGGATCGGCAGCGCATTAGTCTGTCCCCCTTTAAGTTTCTCTGCTCTGATGATTTCATAGGCGAATTCGACAATATAGTCAGCATCTCCGTAGAAGTTACCAAAATCGGAATAGTCTAGTTTCTGATCTGCAATCTCTAGCACTTCTTCGCTGGTTAGTAACACGATAAAACCTCCTTTTGTTTGTTGGTAAAGTTAGACAACCTTGATTCTATCAAAGCCTCGTGCACAGATGCAACAGCGTATGCATCGAACCCGCCAATATGCCATCGATATGGTCCCAATGGTATCTGGTCTAGTTTCCAATCATAAACGGTAGCGACTGAGCCATCTTCGAATTCTATGAACCATTCTGCATTGGTCTTATCGCCAATAAAGACTGTTGGCGCACCAAAGCATCGACACAATTCGTCATAAGTGGCGTTGACATAACCACGAAGACTGCTCCCGTTGATCTGATCTGATCTGCATTGATTGTGTTTCATTGTTGCTCCTTTGATTAGTTTAAAAGGGATTGCAGGGGATTTCCACCCCTGCTGTTTTTAGGTTTTAGGCGTAATGTCAAGTTCTTGTAATTTTAACATTCTCTGGGCCAGTTCCAGACATTCGGTCTGTGAGAAGGTAGGCAGTTCTTGACGAAAGAAAATATACAACTGGGCGAAGGTTTCTAGTTTCGTATCGATGGTAGTTCTCCAAAGTTTAAGGGGGCAAAATTGCGTCCCTACTTAATAGGACGGACCAGGATTCGATTTGTCAGGCTGTTCCATATAAAATTTTTAATGCTCCTTTCATTAGTCTAAGTCCCATGGCTTCATCGTAATGATAACACCGGCACAGCCTAGCAAAAGTACAGCGATACTTGCATATTCTAGCATACTCATTTTAAAACCCCTATTCTAAGGCCAGTATTAGCCCCATAGTGCCCCTGCTACAGAGACACTATAGGATAACACTGATCAGTCTAGTCTATCGCCTGCAGTGGCCTGTATTCCATTCTCTCGCAATACTTTAGCATATGCCCCAGCAAATGCAGCTTTACGGTCTACCGATTGTCCGAAGACACTAACCCAATACGTCACTCCCCCGCCATACATGGCCCGCATAATGCCCTGCTTTTTAGCCCATATTGCGAAGCTTGAATTAGCAGGCCGTACAGTAACCCATGCGAATCCGCAGGCCCCATCGTCAATACGATCAATAGGGATTCCCTGATCGATAACGTACATTGGAATCGGCATTGCATTTTTACCGGCCTCTATACCGGCCTGATAAGCTTTATCTACAATGCCCTGAAAATCGGCATAGCGTGACATTCTAGCGGCCTTTTCGGCCCTAATCTTTTCCCGTAATGATGCATATTCCATTTTTAAACCCCTAAGTTAAAGTTAAAATTATGCCGCTAATGCAATTTGAAACACTTTCTTAGCTGGATCGATAACGAAGCCAGTGCTATCCTTTTTAGCTTGACCCTTAGCATACAAGGCCACAATTACACCTTTCGGGTCAATGTGTCGAATGTCGCTGTTATCGCCGTCTACACAATCAAGGCCCATAAACTTAGCTGGAATGTCCGCACGTTTACGAAATACGGCCGCAATTCTCATACCTGCATCAATGGCTTGATTGACGTACTTTTGAAACCCTAACACACCTGAATAGGAAAACGTAAGGTCATAGTTAGCCGGTAGGTTATGGCGTGACGGGATTTTCGTATAGTCATAAAATTGCACGTCAGGGAATAAAGTCATTAAATTAGCGTATTCGATACCGTTATCAGTAACGGGAATGTTTTCCCACTTAATGTCACTGGTACCGTTCAGGCGTACTAATGGCACCATATTAGCTTTAGCTGCTTTTTTAACTAACCGGCGAATGTCTTTAGCTAATAATTGCATAAACTCGGTGCGATACTCAAAAAATGCTTTAGCTTTGCGAATACGGGCAAGCTTTACATTACTCATTGCGCCCCGTCCTGCAGTGTACAGGCAGGCCTTGTCGCATTGTGCAATGACAGCCATTGGGCATACGTTATGGCCTGAGATAGCTACCGGCGCAATGTATAGAATGCCCGTCATGAACCCGTATTCTTGCCCTTTAACCGTTTTAGCATTGGAATCAATTGTGAGTAGTGTTTTGTTTTCCATGATCTAGGTTCCTATAGTGATTAATAAAATTGTACTTATAAAACGTGTCCTTATACCTATATAGGTGAGAGAACCATACCTGAAAAAGTATAGGGTTACTTAAGTACTTGATTCTATTGAGTTATTGCACCGCATCATAGGCATTAGAGAAAACCCTTAGAGACAGCCACAAGCCATTCTAGAGAAATGCACCAATGTTGTGCTGCAACATGGCATGGTTCTTGCCTTGTGTCTAGGATGCCCTAATGTGGTGCAACACTGCCCCATATACTGCACTGCACCATAGCCTGCACAGACCTGGCATGATTCTTGCATAGGCAAACACTGTGCCATGCTGCACTGCAACATAGCTGCATAGTAAGCACTGACTAACTTG